TGTATTCTTCAGCAATATATCCATAAGCACAGAGATAATCTTTGTCCAATTCATCATCATGTTCCCAAAATGGTTCTTCAGAAGAAAATGAACCGACCTGTTTTTCTATATAATTTACTTCTCGTTCACCGTCTTCATTTTCGATTATTTCCATATTATGAGTCTCAAAATCCCAACTGCCATCATCTAATTGATGAATTGCGGCCAAAATAGGACGATCCGAAATAGTAGAAGATGCAATTTCGGCAGAATCTTGAGATATAAAAGATCCATTCCGATTCAGACCTGTATGTAGAAGTCTGAATTTAAGACGCATCATGCCCCGATGATTATCGTCTGATTCATTTTGGACTTCAAAAACCGTAGGAACCTGTACGGCTAATTGATATCCGGTCTCTTTTGCGCTAAAATTAGTAAAATTATTTTCTTCACAGAATCTTACTAAATCTTCAAATGTAAGTATTCTTTTCTTTTTCGACATTCCTTTTTCTCCTCCTTCCTTTATTTATTTCTCCTCAAAAAGAGAAGAGGAGATTACACAAAAAGTGCATTTGTATACATCAAATTCTTCGTATTAGAGAATTTAGTTGTACCATTATTCAAAAAAGTCCACGAATTGTTATCCTTTTCAATCAACTGAAAGCCTTGTGAAATTAGCATATTCGCAGTCTCTTCATCAGTTGTTCTAATAAAATTTTCTGACATTTGTTGTTTATTCCTTTCTACTTAAGAATTTCTACTCCGTTCTGTACTTGGTTCAATTTGGTCATCCGGCATTGTATCTCGCCCTTGGCCAACTTCTCCATCAGTTCCACTTTGAGTATAGGAAGAATTTAATGGGTGGTTCATCATACTTGGCAATCCTAATACTTGACTCTCAAAATATTCCATAGCCAGAGTAGTTTTTTCAGAAAATCCACAAAATGTATTTAAAGCTAATCTGTCACTGAAACTGTGTTGACATTGTTTTAACAAGTTCTCATACACCTCTTGTTTGGTATATACTGTTACTTCAAAATACTCAATTCTACAAGGAGAACTTACGTCATAACTTAAATGTCTGTTGGTAAGTCCTTGTATCTGACCAATCAATGTTGATATAGCAAACTCTGATTCTGCTTTTAACCAAGCATTAAAAGCCGCTGTAGATGTAATTTTATTGGCGTTTATAACAGCACCACCGCCAGACGTTGCAAGTAATGTATCTTGATTCTGTTGCAATCTCTGAACATCTTTATCTGCTGCTGAAGTAGAGAAATCAATTACATTGTCATTAGTTAATTCCCCCGGAATCGGTGCTGCACTTACATAATCTGGCAAAGCCTCTGAAAGTTTATTAAAATATTTTATTAACAAATCCGGAGAAATCTGAAATTCGTCAGGATTTTTTGCACCAGAAAGCGTAGGCATAGGTACAGCGATGAGTCTATATATCGCTTGATCATCTAATATAGCTTGTACGTCTTCACTATCAGTTAAAGCAGATAATGATTGAAGTAAAGAGATAAATGGTACAATTATATGGTTCAAATCTTCAATACGAAATTTTAAACAAGCGGCGTATTCATCGGGCATTAAAATCCACTTCTCGCCAGTTCGTTCGTATTCTTTTATTATATCCGTCAAAGGACTTCCAATAAGTTCCGCTTGGTCTCTACGTTTACCTCTCGCCCATTTTGATGCATCAATAGCGTAAGCTAAATCCCCTGTATCATAACGTCCGACGATTTTACATTCTGATGGTTCCAATATATAAAAAAAGGATGATGTTTCACCCTTAAAAAATATTGCATAGCATACATCTTCGATATAACAATGTATCAACATTTCAATTATATTTTCGTGAATTTTATATCTATCCAGTGCATCTAATGTATCGTTATATGATTTTAACATTTTTGTTGGGTCATTATCTTTTGTTAAATCATATTCAGGAATAACCTTTCTGCATCGCAAATCCCACATACTAGCGTACCAATTTATAAGTCTAAAAAATATATTAGACCGATAATATAAATACCGGGCGGCTTCCTGAAGCCTACTTTCATTCGATGCAGGGTTCTGCACTATACTTCTTAATGTTTCACGAGTATAGGCCGATATGTTGCTTATAGTAGAGTTGTTTAAATCTTTTAATTGCTTTAATGCATCTTGCGCAGCAGCATAGTTCGCCTTCTGCCTTTCTTCCTCTAACTTATATTGTTCCTTTATAGCCGCAATACTTGGATTCTGCTTTCCTACTGAACCAGAAATCTTTGCGACTTTAAATTTTGAGACGCTTTTTACGTCATATTTTTTATTTTCCGCCACAATAGCGTCCCCCTTTGTTTTTATTTTGATATTTTGTTAATGTTTTAGTATTTTCTTAGTAAACTACTCGGTCTAATTTGACCGACTAATTTATCTAATAAATCGTTAGAATTGTCTTTTGGTTTTAAAGCAAGTTCTAATTGACACATGCACCAAAAACCATATGCTATACTGGAATACCTATCCTTACGCATTCCCGATACTTCTTTGACTTTAATATTTCCATTTTTGACTTCATGATCTAATTTAATCAACTCATACTCAGCCATAGAGGTCTGTACATAAGGCATTTTCAACAAAGTCTGATCAGACAGCGACAGCTTGTTGTAATTTTTAATTTCTTCTTTAATAAAATCTTCAGCTTCAATTTCATTGCACAAAAAGCTAATTCGCCCATTTTGAATACCGTTTCTAAGGAGTATGCAAATTTCATTATTAAACTTTTCTGTAGCTTTTACAGAATAAACTACTGCATCAGCGCTTTTAATTTTGCATCTTGTAGCCATATCTTCATCATTTATACAAGTCATAGCATTGTATGTATCTCCAGTTTCAGCATCATATTGAGTCTTAATAATAAAATCATAACAACCCAACCCAATACCATTTGTATCCAATACAATTTTTGTGCATTTATATTTATGGAAATATCGCATTATAATAAGCCCCAATTCATCCGTTGTTAACCCCTCAAATGTTTCACCGTAAACAAAATTACCATGATAAGTTGTATCGTCTTTCTGAATGCACCTATTAATATAAATAGCGGCAGCATCATTTTTCTTTTTTTTGGTAGATTTCATAAGGGCTACGTCCACAGTAAGAACCCTTTCTTCTGCTGGTAAAAGATCAGGGACTTTGAATTTATCGTTATAGAATTTCAAAGAATAAAAAGAGTGTTTGATTTTGCGTCTTTCATTGATTTCATCATACTTAAATAAGTTATCACCATCATCACCGTACCATAGACATTCCATTTCCACTTGGAAATTTAACGGATTAAAATCTTGTTCACTCATTTCATCTTCAATCTGAGAGCGCATTAATAATCCCTCTCTTAAACTAAGTTGATAAGGTAGTCCACAAATAAAATACTTTTTTGTTTCGTCTAAAAAATTTGCTGTATAAGCTCTTGCTTTATTCCAGCTCCAATGAGATTTCATCCAGCAAGAGGACATATAGATTTCTTTGTTACGCTCTTGAAGATGTTTATACTCATCTCTATTTAAGTATCCTGGATGTCTTGGATCACTAAGAAATTTCTTTAAAACTGTATCAATAACTTCTTTTTCAACCATTCTGAACTCGTCAACGATTATAATATTTGCACGAGCAGATCTGGCATTCTGTGAACTTGTTCTTGTTTTTATATAAGAATCGTTCCAAAAATAAATTGCTGCATCATTTTGTCCAATATTACAAGACTTTATTTCAGACCGTAATATAGCTGATTGTGGCATTAAAAGGTCTTGTATTTTTAACAGTACTTCGTTTGCTTGTTTCAATGTGCCAGCGGTAACTACTATCTGGGTTTTGGGCCATAAAATACATTTAACACAGCAGAAGAGAGCTGTTAAAAAAGTTTTACCTTGGCCACGCGCGGCAAGATACATAATATAGTTATAGTGAACCATTGCATACAATAATATCTTTTGAAACCACTTTAATTTGAAATTATTTTCTGTCAGAAGGACTTCACTTACATATCTATGTGGATTTGCTCTATAATAAGAGGCTTTCCAAGCTATGATGTTCATGGTTTTTCTTGCTTTTTCTGAATTTATTTCTTTGATGCTTTTTTTTACTTCAGCCATTATAAATCTTCATCTTTCCCAAAGAGCTGTTCAAAAATTACTTCTGAATCTGCATCTTCGTCATATTGCGGTCTGTTTACCGTATACTTTTTAATAAACTTTTCATATAAATGCGAAAAACCATTTTTAAGTCCCATCATTCTGGCTAAATGTCCTTTAAAGAATACATCAATAAGGGTTCCAATCTTGTCAACATCGGCAAATTCTGGCTCTGGCTCAGGGATAGGATTCCCACCGTCCCATTCATCCTCCCATTTTTCAATTAACTGTCCAAAAGTTTTTGCTTCGGTTAAAGCATTGGAATTAGTCTGCGATGGTTTTATCTGTAAAGAAGACATTATATCTTGCAATGATTTTAATTCGTCTTTTGTATCTTTTCCAATTTTCTGCTTGTTTTCTATATTTAATTGAGTAATACACATATTTTTATACAACACTTCTTGTGCTTTATTTTCGCAAGGATACCTCTTGACCCAATCTTGATATTCTGTTTCAAGAAATAGTAAATCTTGTGGGGAATAATCTATACCAAACCTCTTTTTTGCTTGTTTTATTATTCTGGAATTTTCATTTATCTCTTCTTCTCCGTCTGTCCCACTGAAAGTAGAATTCTCCCATGTCCAACTAACATATTGTGGCATAGATATATTCTTTATATAACAACCCCAAATATTCGCTCCGGATTTTTCCTGTTGAATATTTTTTGCTTCTTCAACGCTAGATTTCCAAATTAAATCAGAATAAGGCTTATTCAAATAAAAAAGAGCCTGTTTTACAGATTCTTTTGTTGGTTCATGATATTCGCCTTTTTTATCTTTTCTACATGCTATATCTTTCGCACAACTCCGACATATGCGGGAAAAAGTATTTCCGCCTAATTGTGGATCTGTATCAAGATAAAATCCCGTTTCCATGTCCTTAATTTTCTTACACATAGCACAACGACATCCGTTTTCAAGTTTTTCATTCGCTTTTTCTAGCGCTTCTCTTGTTTCGGCAATAGTCATTTTGCCGTTATTTTTTTTAGTAGCCAAACGACCACACCTTCTTCCTGTTATTCAATAAAAAAGGTCATTAAGATACCCTAATGACCAAAAACAAATGACCCAACGTGGTACGCATCGTTGAGAGGCGTGTTGGGTTCTATTATAAAAGCTCCGGGCAAGACTCGAACTTGCAACATCCGCTTTACAAGAGCGGTGCTCTACCATTTGAGCTACCAAAGCTTATAAGTCGCCACTTTTTACACAGGTTGACGCTCCATTTTATCAAAAAAAACAGTTACATTAAAGTAACCGCCTCATCACGAGTAGAAGAGTAAATACCTCGTCTCAACTCTTAATGCAATTGTAGCAAGAAAATTTTCTATTATCTTTAATTATAATTATCTTTTTTTCAGAAAGATTATTTAGTTTTAATTTTTCTCCAAAATTGGAGTGTATAAAATATCCGTTAAACCACATTGCTTATCAAAAATAAAAGTTTTGCACTGTCTTTTACTTCCATAACCGCTATCAACAGTCCATTTACTCTTGGCCGATATAGTAGGAAGTCTATGAATCCGCATATTAAATTCTTCACTTACAACCTTTTCTGTATGTAAATGTTGTAAGAATACCTCTGTTGTATCTATATCACTC